TTGAATCTATATCAGACACAATGTGAAGGTCTGGATGATCCTCTTTACGAACTGGCGTCCATCCCTCACGAAATCTGGAAGAGACGTTAGTGTTATCCGTATTTCCCAATGTAGATGTGCGGATCCAACGGAAGGTAATACCATCGCGTGGCTCTGGGGAAGGTAACATTGTCGGTCTAGTCCATGACGCTTTACGTTTGACCGCATCGCGGGTCTCTGTTGTGCGTGGAGATCTGTTCGTCATTTGGATTGATCCTTCATTAATTGCGCCGCATATTGCTCATTTGAGAGTCCAAGCCGCTTGGCGAGAGAGGCTTGCGTTGAGGTAAGTCGCACTGTGCGTGATTTTTTCGTCGTTCTCGACGGTGCAGCAACCACGGGGCCACCTTGACGTTGGGGTGCTTGTACCTCTACTTGCCCATCGTCAAACTTATCTGGAAAGACCTGTCTCATGGCCTTGTCAATTTCTGTATAATACTGATCTGTATTTGGATCAATCCCTGATTGTACAAGCTTTTGATGCACACCATATGCATAGCCTGTCATTTCAGGAGTTTCAGGATTCTCAAACCAAGTATTTTTCTTACCCCATTCTAAAGCGCGTGGATCAACTTGTGGCTTGGCAGGTGCCTGTTGTTGATATTGAGGCTGAGGTTGAGGAGCAGGTCTCTTCTGAGGTTTATAGTTGGCTATCTTGTCAGCCTCTATTCTCAAAGAAGTAACTTTGTCATTCGCTTCAAGAATTAAATCAGAATCCCCAGCATCAATAGCTTCTTTATATGCTACCTTTGCTCTGTCTAACTCAGCTTGAACGCGACCTTTAGCTTGAGAAACAAGAGTTTCCTCTCCTTGTTCAAGAGTTTTTCTAAGGCGTTCATTCTCAGCCTTGATAGACTCAGCATACTTTAGAGCTTCTTCACGAAGTCTAATAGCTTCCTCTTTGTTCCTACGTTGCTCATTAGCTTCGTAAGTCATTTTCTTAAAACGCTTTTGAACGCCCTCAGAATACTTATCTAACTCATCATCGTTAAAAGTTTCAGGAGCAGCATCTTCAGATTTACGGGGCCTACCACGGTCCTCTTCTGGAGTGTCATCTACAATTTCAATCTCAAACTTATCATCAGACACAACATCTTGTGTTTCAGGTGATTCGTTTCCAACATCTTCCATCATTTCAGGTTCTGAAGCTAAATTACTCATGCCCGTGTGTACCCCCTTGGATCTTCAACAACGGCCTCAACAGTGTCATCGTTCACTAATCGAAACTCTTTGCCATGTATTTTGAATCTGGTTCCTGAGTAGGATCTAAAGATTACAAAGTCGCCCTCTTTGCAGTAAGCTCCATTTGGAAATCTTTCCTTATCAGAATATGCATCTGGCCCAGTCTTTATAACAAAACCAATAATAGATGCTGTTTCTTCTGCTTGTCTGAGTCCATCTGGCATATAGACGCCACCCTCAGTCTTCTCATTAACCTCAACAGTGCTAATAAGAACCTTGTAGCCTTTAGGTTCAGGTAACTGAGTCGCTACTTTTTCCTCAGTTATTTTAGTGTCTGCATACATTTTATATACCTTGCAGTGATTAGGTTCACAGAAACCGTGCGCGGATTACCCCACGAAGCCCCCATATGTAGAAATAGTTCAATTGAACTTATTGTTCAATAAATCTTTTTTCTATTTCTTGTAAATCAGACTCTAGTAGCTTTAAAGCTTCATATCTCCCAACAAGTCTGCTGTAGTCATCCATAGTTTGCGCTTGGCCCCCTGCCAAGAACTGTTCTATTTCAACCTTATAGTCGGAGATACTGCGCTTCATAAGCGCAATAACTGTATCATCCATCTCCCTTACCTAGCTCCTTTGCTAATTCTACACCAAGTTTAGCCCCAGCTTGCTGGTCTGCTCGCTGAGAGTTATCAAGATCTGTAGCCAGCTTAACCCCCAGCTTGGCACCTTCTCTTTGATTAGTGGCTTTGATCTTCTCAGCCTCAAGCTGAAGTTTAGCCGTATCTAGTTGCATCTTGTGTTGAAGTTCTTGTGTCTTCAGTTGCAGTTCTTGCTGCTGCATTTGAACAATAGGATCTTGCTGTTGCTGTTGTGCTTGCTCTTGAGCAGCTTCAGCTTGATCTTTCTTGAGAAGCTTTTCTGCTGCATCCTTAGCAAGCCTAGAGATCTCAACCTCTACATCTTCAGGAAGGTTCTGATCTTCACTTGGCAACTCAACGCCAAGCATTTTCTCCATTTCCCTGCGATACTGGAATGCAACATGCTCTGTAATATGTGCAGCCATTGCCTGCTGTATTACTTGAGCAAATGGAGACTGTCCTATCATCTGGGCCAGCTTGGGATCCTGAGCAGCAGCCATATGAACAGCCAAATGAGCTTCATGATCTTGATACTTGAATGCCTTAACTGGCTCTTGTTTCAATACCATCATGTTCTCAGTTACAGGATCGGCAGGCTTGATATCATCAGGAAGCTTAATAAGATCATCAGCATCCTGAATACCAAGAACCTCAAGCATTTGCCTGTGCAGCTTGCCCATATCATATAGCTGTGGCGCTTGTTGGGCTAGTTGAAGTGCGGCTTGATACTGCATGATTCTTTGAGACATGGTAGCAGCATTTGGGTCTGAGACTGGTATAACATCTATGCGCTTATCAAAGTCATCTGTCCTACTGAAGTCTCCATCAACTTCATAGGCGTACTCTTCTGGCATATAGTCGTGAACAATCTTAGCAAGAAGTCGTAACTCTTTTTTCATAGCTGCATGAAGGCGAGCCTGTACACCAGACATTACCTTCATTGAACGCTCCATGAGGGCAAGAGTTGTGCCCACGGGTGCCTGTGCGTTAGTATCTCCTACTTGGATGTCTGCGACTGAGCCAATACGGCGTCCCTCTTCGACAATATTTCCAAGTAAAGAGTACAGTACGCTTGATGGCTCTTTGTAAGGGATAAACGTAATCGAGTCACGGATGGCACCGCCCGGTACGTCCACATCCCTAAATTCACCCGGCATAAGAGGAGTGTCATCCCCCTTAATACGAAGACCGCGAGCTTTAAGGCCCGCTGGCAAATTCGACAGTGTGCCAGCATCAACCAACTGACGAAGGATGGATGTAGCCGACTTAGCAAGTCCACCAATAAGGTGTATAAGACCCGTTCCATAGAAGCCCAAGCCCGGCAGATAGCGGTAGTGAACGAAGTGTAAACGCTTCTTTTTCCTCTGATCATCCTCGTACCAGTTCTTTCTTATGGATAAAATTTCTCTTGATGACTTATCAATGGTCACAACATACGGACGGGCAATCCCATCTGGGTCATCAAACTCATCTGGCATGTTAATAGTTACATGCATTTCAAGTATTGTATGCCGGTCATCGTCTTCAATTACCGCACTTTCCCCATCTAACTCATCGTATTTCTCTTGGATATCGGAGAAGTCTGGAGATGGAGCGGGCAGTTCTACATCACGATAGAAGCCAGCAACTTGAAGTTCTCTTATTTCATTTTCGCTTTTCTTCATGACATGCGTATATCGCGGGCATGTCATTAGGTCTGTTGCTCCATAAGATACAACAAACTCCTCAGATGGAACAAACACAGCGCAAGGCCTGTCCATTAGCGGATCATAGTAAACCTTTTTAAATGCAGATCCAGCTAGAGGAAGCTTGAAAAGCATTTGCTCTAGCTCATCACGATATTCTGTCATTTCTTCTGTAAGAAGATAGTTCATTTCATTTTGAACACGATCAGCTTGATCAGCTTTTTCTGGAGTCATCTTCCCCATAATTTTTGATTTAACAGGACCACTGGCAGGAAACAGTTCACCTATTGCTTGTGCTTGGAACCTAACAACGGATTCTGTTAGCACAGGATGGAATACACCAGACGCTCCAGCCCATGGCTGCTGCCTGTCTTCAATCTTCATGCCAAGTAGGTCTAAGCCTTTTACATAAGCCCTAGCCCAATCAGAGCGTGACTCACGGTCAGACTCAAAATCACTAACAAGCTCAGATGCCATAGATTCAAGTTCTGACTCCTCTATGAACTCAGCCAAATTGGAATCATGATCTGGACCCATCATGTTTTCAGCAAGACTACCCTCGAAATCAATGATAACTCCACCATCCTCTGTTTCCATGGAAATGGAGTCTGGATTTACGATCTCAACAGTAAGCTCTTCTTCAGATGGATTATCTTCAATCTCTACATCAGAAGGAACCATTGGTTTTTCTATAGCCATGAATCACCTTCAGCTTGTGTATGTGGACGTTATCAAAATATTATTGTGCGGTCTAGTGTCGAGGTGGGCAACTTGGGGGAAGCCACCACACCCCGACTAGGGCACTGGGAGATGCACCCATAATTATCCTTTAACTTAGACAGGCTGTTGAAACAAATATTATATTACTGTATTAAAAAATCATGGATAACATGCTGATTTGGAACATCGTATTAACCTTTGTGGTTCTACCTATAGCGTGGTGGGCTAATCAAATTGCATCTGAAGTAAAGCGCCTCAATATTCTTTTGAACATGACAAGAGAGAATTATATAAAGAGGGAAGAACATGCGGGGGAACTTGGGAGAGTTGTTGACCACCTCGTTAGGCTTGAAGGCAAGATAGACAAACTTGCAGAGAAATAGGGGGAGATAGGCATGAGATATGTTTATATGCGCCCTAACAGCGATATTAGCTAGTCAAAGCCCAACCATAGGCCTGCATCAGACCTGTGAGTACAGGTGCCCTAGAGAAGTTTCGCAATTCTATTATCAGTACCCAGCTAAAGTAAGAGTGCCTTGGAAACACTTCTGTCCACCATACATCGTTGTTGGTCGGGGAAGAGAGACATGATTGACCCATTTACGGCGCTTGCCGCTGTGAAATCTGCGGTGGCGGCAGGTAAGGAACTCGTTAACGTCACGAAACAGATCGGTGAGTTCTTCGACGGGGTTGATGATTTACGCGCTGCCCATGAGAAAAAGAAAAACAGTTTGTTTTCAGGTTCTGATGAAAATGCAATGGAGACTTTTGTGAACTTACAAAGAGCAAGAGACGCGGAGGAAGAGCTTCGTCAGATCGTTATTGCAACCAGAGGTTTTAGCGCGTGGGGTGAATTGCAAGCCATACGTGTACAAGCGAGAAAAGATAGAAAAGCGAGGCTTGAAGCGGATAGAAAACGCAAGGCGAAGCGGATTGAGCGTATTATTGTTTACGGCGGGTCAACAATTATCGTTTCTATAATGATAGGCATCACTGTTGTAATAATCCTAGCGAAACAAGGAAGGCTGTAATGGCTGACGGGTTAAGCGGAATAGGCAACGCACCGTTTAATGTAGGATCTGATATCCACCAGCAAACTCAAAGTCGTGAGCGAATAGAAGCTCACCTTGCTGAGCAAAGAGTGGAGAAGGAACACAGGGCCAATCACAGTCATTTAGAGGCGTTAGCAAAGCAAAGATTTGACTTGGGAGAAGCTTATGATCGCTTTGGTCGCAAAACCAATGCAGATCGTCCACAGGGCACTAAGATAAACATAGAAGTTTAGTTCAATAGAACTTTTAATAATACTCTATCGGACGCTGGTACTTAGGCTCATCATCCCAATCATCTGACTCAGCCTTCACCCAACCGCCCTGCCTAAACCTCAATAGCGCCTGAGTGGTGGAATCCACATAGTCATCATGCTCTCCTGAAGGGAAGGCAGCACACTCTTCGATAACTTCGTGTGCCCACTGGGTGGGTGGGTGCCATATAGATCCACTGGCAAACAGATCAGTTACAGCGTTTGCCCTAGCAATTTTATCCTGCCCACGAGAAGGAGTGAACTCTGTAACTGGGATACCCATTGCCCTCAGTTCAAATATTAGTGGGGCACCAGATGCTTTCTTCTCCACGATCATTTGATCTGGCTCATACTCCATGTACTTATCATAGGCAGCACGTTTTAGATCTGGGAACTCAAGCTTTTCCTTGTAGGCATCTAACATAATCAAGTTGGGTTGACTGCGCCCAGTGTCATCAGGGTGGTAAAATACCCCCCATGTGGTGCAAGCACTATAGTCAGATCTCTGTGTCTTGAGGAATGCAGTGTCCCAAGACTGCAATATGATCTCACAGGGGGGTGGGTTGGGTCTATCCCACTCTCTCCACCACTCACGTTTAATGAGCGCCCCTTCCTCAGACGTGGGATTTTGTTGATATTGGGCATTCCACTTTGTAGGTGGGAGTTCTGCCTTCAAAGCATCCAGTTCATCCATTGACCAGAACTCAGGCCAGAGGGGTTTACCCGAAGGCATTATAGCTGGAAACTCAATGACCTCCCATTCGTCCATACCTTTCTTATTTCCTGTAGATTTCATGATCTGCCCAGTCAGATCTCGCAGTGACCAGCGTGTCATCACGACAATGATGGCACCACCGGGCTGTAATCGCTGACGTGGGCCAGATGTGTACCATTCATACACACGATCATAGACTTCTGGGTTGAATTGCCCCTGTTGTGCGTCCTGTTCTGAGTGAGGATCATCAATAATGAGGAGATCAGCACCTTTACCAGTAACTGCCCCACCAACACCAATGGCGAAGTAGTCACCGCGCTTGTTTGTGTTCCACCTTCCTGCCGCTTTGGAGTCAGATGACAGGGTTATGCCGCTGAACACGTTCTGGAAGTCCTCAGATTGTATGAGGTTCCGCACCTTCCTACCAAATCCAACTGCCAACTCAGCAGTGTGGGCGGTTTGAATGACTTTCTTTTCAGGATACTTTCCTAGAAACCATGCTGGCAGCAAGTAAGAGGCGAACTCTGACTTCGTATGACGGGGTGGCATGTTGATAATCAGACGTTTTAACTCACCACTAGCCACACGCTCAAACGCACTCGCCATTTTCTGGTGATGTCGCCCACTAATAAAGCTAGGCCACATGAGATTCACAAAGGAAATGAAGTCTTCCTTAGCTTTCTTCTTGTTCTGCACATCCTCAAGAGCTTCAAGATCCTTGAGAAGGGCAGCTTTCTCATTGGGTGGGAGCTTTGATATCTGAGACAGAACTTGACTTAAATCTCGCAAGCCGTTCCCCCTATATATATCAGGTAAACAGTTATATACCTTTAACTGTTATATACCTTTAACAGATATATAACTTATCTATACCTGATATATAATAGTAGTAAATATATAATATGCTGTTTTATGAAAAAAGTTTAGAAAAGTTCAAGATATAATTAACCTGTCAAATACTCGCGCGTAAGGGCTAAGGGGAAATAAGTCAATCATAGGGTGGGGTCTCTGTTTCACCAGTGTTTGAGATTATTTGTGTGTAATACTATGTATGGTCA